GCTTCGAACAAGTGCATCGCTGAAGTCTCTGATTTACGAGATCTGACGACAGTCAGAGCTCGGGTCGAAATGGAAGGTTTATCGTTTCTTACGATAACCCTTCCTGTCTTCTCCTCTGACTTTGAAAAAAGTCTGGAAGAAGGCTGTATTGACTCAAAGCGATTCCGGAATTTCAGGAAAAGCGGATCAATCCCTGCATTCTTGCAAGGTATGATCAGTCAACTATTCGACCGTGAGACGGGGAGGATTTATGAAGAAATCAATGAAGACGCGGCTACGATCGTTGAATCAGTACGGCAAATCTGCCTTACTTTCAAAAAGATCGAAGTCGATTGTACGCCCGCGAGGGTGTCCAAAATGCTTCTTAATTTCCGACAATTGGAGCAATCCGAATCGGAGTTTTCAGTTCCAACGGAGGACTATGCCCTCTTTGGGCATATATCTTCTGTGCTGTGGGATTCTTGCATCTCGTCGATATCCTTGGACGAGTGCAGACCTAGGCATGGTCCTGGAGCGACTGCTGAACGTATTTCTGGGAACCAGAAATATTCTTGGCAGTATTGGCATGAGCGTCTCGAGCCTTATTTCCCAATAATTGGTAATGGTTTCCCGTTAGGGACGCCACCCGATTCCTTGGAGCTCGAAAATGTAACGTTCATTCCAGAGGCAGCGGAACAACCTGTTAGGGTTGTAACTGTCCCGAAAACTCTGAAAGGTCCCCGTATTATCGCAATTGAGCCTGCTTGTATGCAGTTTGTGCAACAAGGGATTAGAGACGTCCTTTATAGGCGCCTGGAGTCCTTTTGGCTGACGCAAGGTCATGTGAATTTCACAGACCAGACGATTAACCAAAGGCTTGCGATAAGAAGTAGTATCTCGGGTCAATTAGCAACGATTGACCTCTCCGACGCTAGTGATAGAGTTCCTCTCTCACTCGCATTGGAGATGTTTCGGTCTAATCCCGATTTAAGGGATGCGATCGAGGCTTGTAGGTCTACTAGGGCGGCGCTTCCTGATGGGACATTAGTGTCTCCTCTCAAGAAGTTTGCGTCCATGGGTAGTGCCCTTTGCTTTCCGATCGAGGCAATGTACTTTTACACGATATGTGTAATTGCCTTGTTGAAGGAAGGAAACCTTCCCGTGACTCAGAGGAACATTTACAATGTTTCTCGTGATGTTTACGTCTATGGGGATGATATTATGGTCCCCACGACGCAAGCGATGACTGTTCTCGATTACCTGCAAAAGTACAATTGCAAGGTAAACGTCAATAAGACTTTCGTGAGCGGAAGCTTCCGAGAGTCGTGTGGCGTAGATGCTTTTCGAGGTTACGAGGTTACACCTACGTATCTGAGAAAATTGCCTCCTGAGAACAGACAGCAAGCTGACCGGATAATTTCCTGGGTGGCCACTGCCAACCTCTTTTACTTAAAGGGGTATTGGCAAACCGCCTCTCTTCTTTTCAAAAGATTGAAGAGGATCGTAGGGGATCTCCCCTACGTATCATTAGAATCCGGTGGCCTTGGTCGGGTATCCTACCTGGGGTATCGATCTGTCGAAAGATGGAATCGAGAGCTCCACCGCTTTGAAATAAAGCTGTGGGTCCCAGAACCCGTATATCGCACAGATGTACTGGAAGGATATAGTGCGCTTGGGAAAAGTCTCCTAGCTCTAGACCGTATGGACAGAATGTCCATAGGAGATCTAGATAAGAGTTATGCTTCTCTTGTGCGTAC